TTAGGGTATCTGCGTTTAAGCTCCTCAAGCTCTGCTTGAAAGTTGTACACGATAATTGTATTAGCGTGTTGGTTTTCTGCCAGTATTTCGTCAAGACGGTCAAACTTGTGGCGCGAGAACCAAGTCGTAGGGTGTCCTTCGATGTAGGAAAACCCGCTAGCCATTTGTTGCAGTTTGTTGACCACTACGGCGGCGTTAACCGCAATGATTTCTTTGTCTTCGTAGTACACTACAAAGTCTTTCTTCATCTCACCGTATTGCTTCATATCCATCGCGCATTTGACTGGCACAACGTTAAGCGGTGGCAGAGTGTCCATATACTCTTGCGTGTCAATAAGGTACGTTGCGGGCTTAATTTCCGCCATGACGTCACGCAGTGAAGTGGACTTGGCTACCCATTCGCCAAAGTCTTTATTGAGTAGCACAAAATACGTTTGAAGAAAGGCGGTTTTTGATTTGCCAAGAAGCGCTGCGTCTACTATCTTGCATTGCCCAAACACGTCCTCAAGCCCGTTACTAGTAAACGAGCCGGTAAGCCCCCATTTAATCTTGAAGTCTTTGATACGCGCAAACAGCGCTTTAAAACGTTTGCCTGACGGGTTTTTCAAAACAGTCAACTCATCAAACACCACGCCATCAAAGTCAGGCAATGGCGGTAGCGTTTGAAGGGTGTCGTAATTAGTCACAACCACCTGCGTAGGCGCGTCAAATGCCGCTAGACGCTGATTTAGCGAGCCAACGGCGATAGATACTGTCAGACTTGGTGCCCACTTCGCTGGTTCTATCGTCCACACGTCCGTGCAGACACGCTTTGGCGCTATCACTAAGAACCGACGTACTCTGCCCGTGTCGAGCGCCTCCTTCATGGCTGTCAATGTTATCGCTGTCTTGCCAGCCCCGACTGGGGCAAGAATCATCCCTTTGTTTATTTGGCTCAAAAAAACAACAGCTTCTATCTGGTTGGGTCTTAGCATTAATAAATTTCCATCTTAAGTACGCCGTTTTTGGGTGGTCTGCCATCATCGGAATGGAGCAGCAAGGGGTGTAGCATATCCACACCCCATTCATCGTTTTGAGCTTTGGCTTCATCTATCCCGCCAAGGCAGCACGATGTCGCTTACCTTCAAAGGGATAAACGGCACGGTATCTAGCCATTTGAGCAAATTCATATAGTTTTCCATATCATCACCGCGTAGTGCTTTGATGGTTGGGTCTTGGTCTACGGGGTAGCCTTTAAATGCGTACATTAGAAATTCTCCACTTTGATTAGTCTGTCTAAATACCACCGTGCTTTGCGCAGGTCTTCAAGCCCGCCTTTATCTCTAAAACGCCATTGGTATTTAAAAATATTACCGCGCAAATACCCTCTAAATTCATCAACACTTAGCATTGCTTCCATTGCGTCAATGCACTGCATTTTGTTACCTTGATAGTGCGCTGGCGCGTCTACGGGGTCGCCTGCGTGTACTGAGTCGCCTTTTAGCATAATGTCATCTCCCAACCTTTAGGCACGATATAATGTGTTTTCAAGAAATCCATAAAATGTTCATTTCGGCGTTTGCCCATTGGCCGCGTTCTGGGCTTCTCTCTTATTTCTTCATCGCGGAGCTTCTTAGCTAGAAGTTTAGCGCAATTTGCTTCTAGTATGCTTTTACTAAAATACGCTCTTGAATACCCGTTCTCTACTCGACGGGTAAACGGTTCGCCGCGCATAAGCGCTGACACGCTAGGGTAGCGCAAGTCGTTTTCGTCGCAAAAGTCAATCATGGTCATCTCGTCTTCAGAGGCTTTAATGACCCTAATATTGCTGATGCGCAGATTAGTCGGATTGTCATCTAAATATTCTACCGCGTCAGTATGCGCTGGGTACCAACCGTAGGCTAAAAACACCGCAACCTTCCACGCTAAAAAGTTAGTGTGCAGACCGCTCTTTTTAACGTTAATTGTTGCGTTTTTGTTTTTCCAGTTAAGCGCAGCAGGCGTAGATGCGCCCCCTTTGTAAAAGTGTCCTGTTTGACTGTTGTACTTTACCGCTTCTCTTACTATATCTAAATCTTTGTCATTCATGTCCGCTCACCACGTCAAAAAACCGCAATCTGTCATTCATTGTTAAGTTGTTTAGCGCTTTGTACAGCTTGCGCGTTTCGCCGTTGTGCTGACGTATCAATCGTCTGCATCTAGCACGAAAGCGTTGCTCGTTTAGCTCGTTAATAAGCCCAAGCGTAAATACCTCGCTTGTAAATCTGTCTTTTAAAAATGGTGACAAGCCAATAAAAATCTGTGAAATATTCATCTTTGATGCCGTATATCGTTAAATATGGGTCTTTGTTCTTTGCACCGGTCACACTCCCGATACCCGAGACTATTATATACGCGCCAATGGTCATGTTTACAGTCAACGGCTGTTGGCGCAGGTGATACTGGAGATACAGGCTTAACTAATGACATAGCCATAACCCCGTTAAAAATAGTACGCCAATGTAAAACATAAGCGCTGCAACATCATCAATTTCCATTACCCTTCCTCCAATGCTCTCAGCATTAACTTCAGTTGCTCGATTTCTTTGAGGAGTTGAAGTTTAATTTTCTTCAATTCCTTTTTGTTCTTTTGCGCCATTTCTAATCTTTTAAAGCATTCATCTTTTGTCATTCTGTACCCTCTAAATTTTCTATCCAAAATGGCGCGGAATTATGTTGCTCAATTCTGTCTGCAATTACCGCTGCTCTCTGAGCTGCTGTAGCGGGTTTATAAATTCCAAATCTATCAAGTGACCCACAATTTACTGCGGCGTTAGTTGAATCTGCTGATGACAATGGCAGTTTAGTAAACACTTTTGGGTTAAGCATACGCAGTCCATGTAACTTACATTTAGGCCTACCTTTATCATCAGTAACAACATTCATTACGTCTGACATTCTACCCCACCATTTTTTAGTATTTGGTGTTGCATAATCCCCACTACTGCCAAGCGCAACAATTTCAAATTTATCAACAAGCCATTCAAGATATTCAAAAGACTCATGCAAATGCCACACAGGAACACCTTTTGCTTTTGTTCCTGTTCTAGTCCATTTTAGCACCCAGTTTTTGTTATCTTCTTCTGTGCCATCAATAATATCGGGGATTAACGCCCAGTCAAAAGATGGGTGGCGGCATAGCGATTGCGCCCATGCTAAATAAGCATCAAAATCAATTGCGCCGTGACCTTTTTTCCAATGGCTAAACGCGCCATTATCTAGCACAAAAGATTGGCAAAACTCTAGCACCGCGCCAGTGTCATCTTGTCTTCCAAATGGGATTAAAGCGTGGCGGCCGACAAGAAATCGTGCTACGTCTTGACGTGTTCCGCCAATCGGTGTGCCATGATAATGAATCATCTCGCCACCATATTACCTTGCACATCGCGCGTCATTTCATAGACACCATACACTTTACCGTCACGAAGCATAAACTCGCCAATGTTAGTTTTAATAATGTTTTGATACTGCCTGTGTGTTGCGTAAATTGTTAACGTTGACGCAACAACGCCAATCAAAAACGCGCCAATGGCTATGTATAAAAGTTCATCTTTCATTTTCCATTCCCTCTAATGCCAAGTCTAAGTCTGGCTTTGTCTAAATCTTTAACGCGCCACAAGAATGACGGTGCGCCTGCTTCGGATAATCTTATACTGCCGGCAGGATATACCCCCATCTTAACGATGTGATAGTCCATACTGGTGCGGCTAACTTTATGCGCCGCGCAGTAGGCTTTTAAGGTTATTTCAGTCATTGTTTGTTCCATTTACAGGCTTTTCAATTGACGCCAAATCTTTTCGCCCAAGCATCAAATTATCTTCAGTTACCCAAAATAAAGCTACTTTTGCTATTGCGGTGTTTTCTGGGGCTTCAGCCCAATCTATACTCAAAGGCTCACGCTTTAAATCACGCTCAGCTTGCGCATAGCCACGCTGGTACATCTCGCGTGCCGTCTGCGGTGGTTGTTTTTCGTTCCATTCAATCAATTTTTTTATAAAACATTCTTCGTGCGGTTCGGTACATTCGCCAATGTCATCATGAAAATTTTGTATTTCTTTAAGTTGTTCTTTTGTTAATAAACTCATTGTACTGTCCCCGTTGCACTATCATTGCAAATTGCGCCAATAATGCGCGTAGGGCGCTTGAATAGCTGATATGCGCCTACTGCAAAGTTATATTCTTCCTTTGCGTTGTTGCACGCTTGCATAGACTCGTAGGGTATAGCGCTGGTTGTGTACGCAATCGTTTCATGCGTCGTGACGCGCCCTTTCTTGTCGATATTGGTATCAACTGTCAAAAAACTTAACGTGAGAAGTAAAGTTGCGCTCATTTTAAAACCCTCCTAAAAGTCTTGCCCAGTCTTGGCGTTCACGTTCTTGGTATGCGTTATATGCAATCATTACAAGATTTGGCTCTTTTGAGCCGTTGTCGCCACCTAATACATGAGTAATACCGTTTAAGTTTTTTGGTAAGTTTTGACGCAGCCCGTCTTGGTAGTGTGGAAGTTTATCTTTCATCTCATCACCTGCTTCATGATTTTGCGAAGACGTGCAATTTCGGTTAGCGCGTTAAGATGCAAACGCGCCATTAGCAAGAAACAAAACAGCATAATAAGATATGCCAAATTGCTTTCATCAAGGTATTGTAAAAATTCAATCATTGTTCTCTCTCCAACTATTAATGTCTTCTTTGCTCCAAAGACAAGCGTACTTTTGATTAAGTTTGCTCATATCTGATGCAAAGACTTTTTGCAGTGCTGACAGACTGCCACCTGCGGTTTTAAGCTCAATAAACCATGTACTGCCATTTGGTAGACACACGATTCTATCTGCCACTCCCCGACACGCTGGGGAGGTGAACTTATACGATTTGCCGCCAAGCTCTTTGACGACTTTTACTAAATATTTTTCGATGTCTTTTTCTAACATGGCTAAAGTTTATCATTGCAAACTTTTCTTTGCAAACTTTTTTTGATATACTGCAATCTCTTTAAACAAGCAGAGAGAAATTTATGACCGCAGAACAATACATAAAACAGCAACAAGGCTATTTGCGCCAACTGTTGTGGTTGCTTAACGCCAGTAGAATTGGCGAATTACACACACTAAAACAATTAGAGGAGAAAACAAAATGAAATATGATTCTGTAACAGTTATATGTTGTGTAGGTATGATGTTGTTAATGTTTGTATTGGGCGTAATAGGAATGATGCACGATAAAGACGTGAAAGTGGATTGCATTAAAACAATATCACGGCAGCTTTATACAGTAGATGAAATTTACAAATTATGTGGAGTTTAAAAATGAGCCATTCAAGTATCGCCGGCGGTAGCACCGCTAAACGTGTTATCGCCTGCCCTGCATCAGTTAAATTAGTGCAACAAATGCCACCTAAGCCGTCGTCATCGTTTGCCGATGAAGGTACACTTTGCCACCTTGCAATGGAAAAACTACTGACTGAAGATAATTTCAACATCTACAGCCTTTCGTATGCTGGCATTGATATGACAACTGAATTGGCAAAAGAAAAGATTGAGCCGGCGTTAGCGGCGCTTGATGAAATTGACCCGACCAAGTCAATGGAGTTTACCGTTGAAGCTAATGTAAGCTACGGTGATTTCTTGCCTGACGTGTTTGGTAGCGTTGACCTTATCGGTAGATTAGGCGACCGCGCTGTTATCCTTGATTGGAAGTTTGGCAGTGGCGTTAGTGTGGAAGTAGAGGAAAACGAGCAGCTCATGTTCTACGCCGGCGCAGCAATGCGCACAAAAGGGCTAGAATGGGTGTTTGATGGCGCGGCGTCTATTGAGCTTGTGATTGTTCAGCCGCCTTCTGTTAAACGTTGGAAAACCACTTTCAAGCGCATTAGAGAGTTTGAAAATACACTTAAGAAGGCTATCGATTTGTCTGATGCGCCTGACGCGCCGTTAGCTAGCGGTAAGCACTGCAAGTGGTGCGCAGCTAAACCAACTTGCCCCTTAATGACAGGTGAGGTAGATAGAGCGTTGCAAGCGTCGCTAGATAATATTGATGCAGATTCTATTGCAAACTATTTACAACAGGCTGAAATTCTGGAACAATGGATTACCGATTTGAGAGCGCTTGCGTTTCAAATGCTCGAAACGGGCAGACCCGTCCCTAACTACAAACTGGTAGCAAAACGTGGGACAAGAAAATGGACTAATGAATCAGAAGCAGTAGAATCGCTTTTGGCACTTGGTCTAACAAACGATGACATCTACGATTCTAAATTAGTTTCACCGGCACAGGCAGAGAAGAAATTAAAGGCTCTGAAACTGCCTATGCCAACAGATGTTGTCGCAGTGGTATCTTCTGGCAGTACGATGGCGCACGAAAGTGACCCCCGTCCAACTGTCTTACTAATCGGGCAGCAATTAACAAATGCCCTCAATAAACTTTAAAGGTAAATTAAAATGTCTAATGTAACCGTATTTGGCAACGCCAACCTTCCAGCAGTCAACAGCATTTCTTCTGCACTTCGCAATATTCAAACTGACACCAGCACGGCTGGCGGCGTCACTATCCTTAAAATGGATAGAACAGGCCATTGGGTATATGGCGCGTCAGAAACCGAAGTAGACAATGACAGCATTTGGGCAGTTAATCCTTTTTCGTTCACGCATGGCTTTATTGCATGGGGTGAAGGTGAAGTGCTTGGTGAAAAGATGGTCAGCGTCACTGAACCATTGCCGCAGTTAGACCCTGCGCCTGCCGCCGCTAAACGTGGCTGGGAAACGCAAGTTGGTTTTTCACTCAAATGTATTGATGGCGAAGATAAGGGTGAAGAAGTACGCTACACCGTCACTAGCGTGGGTGGTAAACGCGCAGTGCAGACCTTAGCTGTCAATATCGCTAATCAAGTAGAAACAGACCAAACAAAGCCGGTTGCTGTTGTTTCACTCGGCAAAGAACACTATCAACATAAAGCCTACGGGCGTATCTACACACCGATGTTTGACATCGTGGAGTGGATTAGCCTAGACGGTGAACCTGCACCAAAAGAAGAAGCTGTCGAGGATGAAGCGCCTGCCACCCGCCGCAGACGCGCATAACCGATAAGGAGAGGGGCGGCTGAAAGGCCGCCTTTTTTTATGTTATATATTGACTTTGAAACAAGAAGCGAATGTGATTTGCCTAAGCACGGCGTCTACAATTACGCGCAAGACCTCACCACTGACGTGCTGTGTATGTGCTACGCCTTTGATGACGGTGACGTGCAGACATGGACGCCAGATTTGCCGTTTCCCGATGACGTGCGCAATTACACTGGTCAGATACGCGCTCATAACGCCGCGTTTGAGCGGCTAATCTTTTGGTACGTTCTTCAAATAGACTTTAAGCTAGAGCAGTTTTACTGCACGGCTGTGCAAGCGAGAGCTAATTGTCTTCCGGGCAGTCTTGAAGACGTTGGACGTGCTATCTCTAGCGAGATGCGCAAAGACCACCGAGGCAAGATGCTAGTCAAGCAGTGCTGCACTCCACCATTCAACACCAAGTTGCTACCTGAGCTTATCGAGTATTGCCGCCAAGACGTGCGGACTATGCGAGCAGTATCTACTGCACTGCGCCAGTTGACTGATGACGAGCTTGCGGACTATCACGTCAATGAGCGCATTAACGATGCGGGTGTGCTTGTGGACGTTGACCTGTGTCGCGCCGCGATGCGTTACGCCAGTGTCGAGCTTGAGGAAATCCAAAATCGCGTCGTGGAGTTAACTAACGGGGCAATTAAGTCCGTTCGGTCGCCTAAGATGCGGGAGTGGGTGCTTGAGCGTGTTGGCCCTGCCGCGCGTGAGTTGATGTGGAACGGTGAAAAATATTCCATTGACAAGAGCGTTCGCGCTAATCTAATGCTGATGAATGACCCAGAGGAAATCCCACCGCACGTTGGCGAAGTTATCCAATGCGCCGATGACCTCTGGGCATCGTCTGTGGCTAAGTTTAATCGTCTGCTTTACCTTGCGGACTTTGAAGACCATCGTGTACGCGGTGCGTTTGTGTTCAACGGTGGTAGTGCGACTGGTCGAGCGTCGTCATACGGTGCGCAGGTGCATAACTTCACGCGTAAATGCGCCAAAGAGCCACAGCGAGTGCGCGATGATATGGTCATTGGGCGCAACATCGTTCCAGTGCATGGCAAGCGCGTCACGGACGTTCTGAAAGGTATGCTTCGCCCTGCGCTGATGCCTGCTATCGGAAACGTGTTCGTGGTAGCAGATTGGGCAGGTATTGAAGCGCGTGTGACGCCGTGGGCGAGTTTGCAGCATGGTAGTGAAGACGTGCTTGACGTGTTTCGCACAGGGGAGGACATCTACATTCGCGCTGCGGCGGGTATCTTTAACCGCCCAATGGACGCGATAACGTCCGACCAGCGTCAGATAGGTAAGGTGGCGATTCTGTCGTGCGGCTA